CCGCCAATCGGGTCCCAAGAAGATAAACGCCTGCTCGCTTGTAAAGATGGGTCGGGTCTCGGATCACGAATCGCTATTGCATCAGACACATCCATTTTACCAAGTTGTAACTGTGGCTGGTCGTGGTCAAAACATTCGTAACAAACCCTGTAACCTGTTCTGTGCTGGTCGTATATCTCCCAGCGTAATTCTTTTAATTTGTATTCAAATCCACACCGATCACAAATACCGATAGCATGTTTAGCACTTGCATAGTCTGCCATTAGGTATAGCTCTGATAAGGCACAAAGCGAATTGGAGCTTTAACCCTGTTCTCTTCTGCTGCTAAATTAAACTGTTGTTCGTATTCCTGCTTTAAGAAAGGAAGCCTGTCTGCCGCATCCATCGGAAACTTCATCGCCACATAATAGGC